ATCATCCAATTGCCTAAAACTAAAGCAGAGTAAGAGTCTTTTCTTGCTTTATCAGCGCCTCTTTGTTTTTTTAAATTATACGGCAAATCAAAACTCTGCGTACCTTGTGTGCTTGTCGATACTTGAATCAAAGCACATTCTACTTTTATTAAATCCAACATATCTTTTTGATGCTCAACGAAATCGATCATTTTTGCGCCATCAGGTTGATTGTCATCAAAATTTTTGATAAACTTTAAATCTTTGATTGGTATAGAGCTTTTTCTTTGCATATTATAATCGTCGTCCATAGCTGAACCAGCAAAGTATATATTCTTATGATCAAAAGCCGATTGTAGAGATTCATTTGCGTATCTAATCCATTGAGAACTTGGCTTCCTTAAATAAACAATTTTTTTGGTTTGCAAGTTGTATTGATTTCTTGCGTCTCGCAATCCAGATTCATATTCTTGTAAGTCATCAAAATTAGCATCAATAACATCCAATTTAATACCAAGTTGTTTAAATATTTCACTTTCATTACATGAATTAATAAATTGAACTCCTCCATTATAGTCGGCTACGATTGAGACAATATTAAAATAATTTAATAAATAAGATAAATAAACAATATGACTCTTTAAGTTTGTTCCAGACATAGCATAACTATGAACTATGGTTCCCCTTGGTTTATTTTTATCTCTTTTAATCAATACCATTGCAAAATCATCAGAGCTTTCGCTTTCTGACCAAGATGGGTCAATTGATAAAATATATTCATCATCAGGATTACCTACGACTTCGACGCTTTGACCTTCGCCATCGGGAATAGTACATTCCATCATTTTACTTACTTTAAAGTATCCAGAGCTATCATCCGTGAATACAGCACCGAATTCTCTACTAAACTGAGCTTCGCTCATCGTAGCCTTTGCCTGATTGATCAGATTCTGGTCATATAATTGATCAGGAGCGCAGTCATAGCTAAAATGCATAATAGTCCTATGAGCGCCATCCTGATCGTTTTTATTCAATATCAGTGACTCATACTGAGAGTATAGTTTGAATAGATATTCAAACCGATAAGACGCAGAAGATAAACCAATAATTTTATTATTTGGCCACTGCTTCCTATCTTCTTCTTTCATTTTACCATTATCTATTAATTTAGTTTCTAAATCATATATTTCTTGGCGTTCTGTTGGATTTTCAACGACAGAAAGGAATGGCATAATAACTTCATTCAAGACTTTTTCTGGCATTAACAAAAGCTCATCAATAATCATTCTTTGAAAACGGAAACCACGAAGTTTTTCTCCATCCCCAAGTGGGAGTGCTGTTATTTTGCTTCTGCCAATTTCCATAGTCCATTGGTCATTACTTTTTGAAATTCTGGTAATAGCTTGAGCAAATAATTCTGCTTTTGGGCTAAGACTGATTTCTTCCATTTTATTGAAAATCATTTTCGCCTGACGAAAGGATTTACTAATTAAACCGATATGAACTCCTTGATGAAGAGTTGCATCCAAGATGGCATAAACGGCTGTTGAGAAAGATTTACTCATTCCTCGGCTCCAAATGCCCAAAAAGTAATCTGTTTCCATCATCGCTTTAATCGACATGTGTTGAAACGGAAATAATTTAACTCCAGTTAATAATTCAGAAGCAAACGATGGGTTTTCTCTTAAAAATTTATAAAATAATATCTTAGCTTCGTGTTCTTCAATATAACCTTCTTTTTCTAATATTTCTTTATTAATATCAGGAAAAGTTTTTCTTCTTTTTTGTATTCCGTGTTCCCAAGCCATAACTTATAATTTCTTTGACCAAAAATATTGGATATCCGTTTTCCACAATGACTTACCCAATACTAATAATTTAGGGATAAGCTCTACGCTTAGATCTCTAGATCCACTAAATACGAATTGGCAGCAGTCCCCATACTCTCTTTGCAATTCCCTCATATTATGAAAGACATATTTAAGATTAAATTTCTTATAGCTTTGTTTGTTATAATCATCCATCGAATGTAGCGGAGCTTCTATAACAATAAATAGATAACAACCCAAACTTCTACATCTTTCTAATTCTTTTGCGAATCTATTATATGAATTAGTTACAGTTGCACAAAAATCAGCAAATGATTTTCTATCGACATGAGTATAATTATAATTATCACCACCCACTGCGTAGTCTCCTATATCTAATTTTAAAATACTAGATTTTTTAAACTTTAGTGGCTGCTGCTCCCTCGTATCTATTAAAACATTTATATTTGAATAATCATTCCAGAATTCTTTTGGCAGTTTTGAATTAAACATAGGTTCAACCAAACACTCTTTACATGCATCCGTGTAGCTGCCAAAATATTTTTTATAAACATCAATATCAGGCAAGCCAATAGTCCAAAGTTCAACAGAACTTAATGCTGACTTTAAATTTTTGCTCTTTATTCTTTTTTTAAGAAGTTCAATTATGTAGCTTTTTACAGCGCCAAATGGTGCGGTATCACACCATTGTTTTAATTGATGAGATTGTGAAAAGTCCTTTTCGAAATATTCTTCATAATTTTTAAATGGCAATAACTCGCCAGTCAATTTATTTTTTCTTTGAAAGTGCTTGACATAGTAATCGCCCAGCAGCATATCGTGTTTCTTGATATGAGCGTGTAAGCTTTTTAGAGCATCAAACGATGCATCACATTCTTTACAATTAAATGACATCATCTTGATGGACCCCTAGAACTCTTGCTCGCCATTCAGACATTCCCTCTAAACGGTGAGCTTCTTCTCTGACTAATTCTTTTTGCATTTCTGCAATACGAACCATATTATTGCGTTCGTCCTGTTCTTGAAATAATTGAACTATTGATAAAATTGAAGCATTTTCTTTGTTTTTGCTTTTCATCCTTTCGGCGCGATCACCTTGCAGTTTCTTTGTAAGATTTTCGATTCTAGTTTCGCACTGATGATACTCTCCGCTTTTAGATTTAATAATCTCCGATAATCTATTAGTCATGTCGCTTTGATCATTAGCTTCATCAAACAATTCATTAAGCTTATTTAAGTGTTTACTTACAACTTCCAAATTAATAATTTCTTTACAAACATTAAGATATAAGTTAATCTCATCAGCAGTAATGTCTGGCTTATCCCATGTTAAACGAATGAATTCTTGTTCAAACAATTCTCTATCTTCTCTTGATAGGTAATTATTCATAATTCTTACGAATCTTGAATTATTTAAATTAATGCCCAACTTTTCAGCTCTAATTTTATATTGGCGATTAAGCTTATCTTCTTGAAGATCGCCGCCAGTTGCATCATTAATCTTTTTGACTATTCTAGATATTGATTTTGGAGCTATATAACTTGTCAATAATCCCACATCTTGTGATGGAACTATATCTGGATTAATTTCTCGCAAAACATCTAAAACAGATCTCTGCTCGATACTCAGTGATTTAATTTCCCTATCTGGAAAAATTAATTCGGCAATTTTTAACGAAGATGAGCCAGACTTAGCTTGATCAACAATAAATTCTTTTTCTTCTTTCGAAAAGAAGATTCCTTCTTTCTTTTCTTTTTTGGTAGTATCAAAGCTTATCTCATTATCAATTAAAAATTTCCTAACAAGTCTTCCCTCTTTGCATCTACCGTCTAACTTATCGTCATTAAAGCACTTTTGTGTTAATTCTATCAAAGAGCTAATTTTTTTGCAATTTTCCAATAAAAATTCTTTATTTTCTTCAGTAAGTTTCATTTACAATAATGTCAAAGTTTTTTATGATGTCTTCTGCCTTTTTTTGAAAGATGGACTTAAGATTTTTTACTTGTCTATATCCTGCTTTTCTCTTTTTTTCATTAGTTTTATAACCCATATAAGATGCGACATCCTCTTCTGTGCAATTTTCAAAAAACATCATATAATAAGCCCGATAATGTGTTTCGCTTAATTGGGACTTCATATGATCATTTAATTTATTAACGGAAAGATCATAAGAAAAGCTGTTATCTATTTTCGAACTAATTTCATTTACATGGTTCTCCGTTGATAATGTTATTTTTAAATCTAAACCTGTTTTTTTGAAAGCAGACCATTTATCATATAATTTGCATTGATTATCTTGAATGCCGCTATTTGTCGCAGAACAAGTATTTTCTCCTGTATTAAATTGACAATTTACACAAGGACGAACATAATTACCATAATGGTTTCTGACCAAATTTCTAATTTGATTCGATATGATGCGACCAATCCAAGGTTCAAGAGGGCGTTCTTGATCCCACATATGCCATTTTTTATGGATATGAATTTTAATAATTTGTGATACATCTTCAAAATCAAACCAATTGATAGCGTTAAGTTGCCATTTATTTTTTTGTTTATTGATTGCCGCTTCAATTATTTCTGAATTGTCTTCAAAGGTTTGATGATTATTTTTTTTCATCAATAAAATCATCTACAGA